TAAAAGTAGATAAGTAATACAGCACTATCATTTAGTTATTATACCATCTTTTAGTTAAAAAATTATAGCTTTCTGATAAGAGCCACAAGAGCAGACAAGCAACAAAGAGTACCACTAACTGCAATCGAAACTAATGCAATACTATGACTTGGCCCCTCCCAGTGAGCGCCCCAACCAGCAACAACCAGCAATAGAGTAACTACACCCGCAAGACCATTAAGAGCACCAAAAGGAACCTCTCTAGAGATCTTGTCATATTCATCCTGTAATGAATAAACCAACCAGTATATAAGAAGGGAGATGAAATATAAATAAGTATAGCTATTACTATGCTCCTTGACTGCACAGAACATAACAAAGTACAGCCAGATTGAACCTAGATATAAGAGTGGGCTTAGCATAATAATATTATACCACTTTTATTATATATCCTCAGTAGCTTCTTTATATTTGGCCCATCTTCTTTTTGAGGCTTCAGATAACTTTTTCCTTATTTCAGAAGTAATTTTGTTATTTCTATGATGTTCATTAGCTTTTTCTGCTTGGTACTCTCGAGCTTTTGGGTTTTCATAATATTTAATGAGGCCCCGTTTAGTTTTTTGCTTTACCTCTTCTGTAATCTTCTTTCCTATGTTAGCCCGTCTAAGTTTTTCTTTTGTTTCATCAGTATGCTTTCGTCCTTTTTGAGCTACAGACATTCTCCTTCTAGTTTCTTCCGATATGGGCTTTCTCTTTTTTGCACTATCCGACATTTTCTTTCTTGTCTCTTCGGTATATATTGTAGGATTCTTCTTTTTTGTTTCTATCTGTTTTTGTATAGATTCAGCCGAGTGAACAACACCTTTCATAGACTTAGATATCTTTTTCTTAATCTCTTCGTTCATTGGATGAGAGTTGCCAACAGTTTTTAAATTATATCTAAGGTCAATGTTAATTAGACTGATGTGGTGCTCTTCTCTTTTGTTAAGTTCAAATACTTCACAGTTTTCTAGTAAAATAAAATTGAAGCAAGCTTTACCATATTTATTCCAAGCATTTTGCAGATACTCATTCTCATGGATATTATTATTCAGTTTTCTTTTATGGTTAGTTAGCCGGGTCTTTAGCTTTTTTGTTTGTCCTATATATACTTTTTCTGTTGTAAGACAATAAATCATATATATTCCAGCTTTTGCTGGATCGACTTCATTATTAGTTATTAGCTCTACTGGCTTCATATAAATACTATAATACATAGATTATGAAGTTAGAAGTAATATTTTATTATTGATACTCTTCATACTCCTTAGTTCTTACACCAGGAACTATGATATCGGATGGTGGGTTAATTATGCTGAAAGATGCTAAGAAGCAATACACAAGTGCATGGAATGAGTCATCTGTTAAACTTAGATTCTTATTATATGTCAAAGAGCCCTTACTATTTAACTCGCTACCTATAGCTAAAAAGTCATTGCCGAATGGATTCTGAAACTCCTCCCATTTAGGAAATTTAAAAAACCTCTTGTATTTAATTGCAGCAAAGACATCACTCATGACCTCACTTCTGTGTACAATATTCCTATCCAATTTACCCTGATATAGGATTTTTGTTTTTGGATTAGCATATTGAAATGTATGGACTCTATGCATACCAAAATAGTTCTTTAATTTAGAATTCTGAACGTAGCCGCCACCGTAATCACATCCTATAACACGAACCCTCCAGCGCTCCGCTGTTCTAATTATAATTTTTATCTGTTCCTCAGGGTCTGACTCTATCCCCTCAAATCTCTTCCAGTAAAATACAGTAAACTTCTGCTTACCATCTCCACGAGTATCTTTAATGTATGTACCAAGGCACATTACTGTTTTAGATGTGTCAGAACCACCACTCCAGTCTACACCCATAAATATAGGCTCGCTACCGCTTCCTGCTCTGGGGAAGAGCTCATTCTCAACAAATCTCTCATCTAGCCAAGGTATGCATTCTCTTTCTAGTTCTGCTTGAGTAATAGGTTTATCACCACTATCATAACTAAGACCCAAGGTCTCATTCCAAAAAGTGCTCTTCTTCTTATTCTCTCTGTCATTTAATATTGTACTCCACTTACAGTTTGGAGATATTACCTGTGGTATATGAAATCCTTGGTAAGGTACAGCTACTTTCTTATGTACATCTGGGTTCAATGAAATCCATTGAGCTGAGGGATCTCTTGGGTTTATTAATTTTTTGCATAGCTCACAGCTTAATCCTTTTAGCTCGATCTGTCTCTCATCTATGATTATATTCCAGTGTGCTTTAGTTGTATGCTGTCCACCAGATCCTGTACTTATGTAATGGTTCCAGCAAGGAATAGCCCACTCATTTTGTGTGCTTTGCTGCGACCAGAAAACCTCAATAGGATTATCTTTAGTTTTAGGTGTACCGCTGTATATATAATACTGGTACTTGGTACTTGCAAATGTAGTCTGCTCGATAACACCAATATTATCTAAAACAATATCCTGCAGCTCATCAATACATAGGCACTGAACGTTAGCAATACCACGAGTACGGTCGGCGTTTAAGAATGCATATCTTAGTGTAATACGGCTCTTATTGATAAACTCCTTCTTATCAGCGTTGTCCATTAGCTTATAATTAGTAAAGGTTTTTAATACTTCACTAGTTTCTATTGGCGTCTTAATACGATCATTCGTGTACTCCTTAGTCTGCTTCTGTGAGGGGGAAACATACAAGCAGTGAAAAGAGGGACATATGCAGCAAAAGTACAACATTCTATTTCCTAGAAATGTTGACTTCTCACACTGACGGCCAGTTTTTAATAGTAATCTAGTAGCATCGGAATCATATATATGTTTCCAGTAAGGACGGTCTTTTAAAGAGAAGGGGACCATTTGCTGCGTATGCATATCGGGAACAGTACATGCATATTCTACCCATGTAGAACATCTAGCTTTTATCTTAGTTAGGTTCTCCTCTTTCTGGTAGTAGTTAGCCTCTTCAACAAGTAATTCAGGTGGTACATATAGTTGACCCTTCTTAACAACCTTAGCGGCACTTCTTATAATTCTTTCCTTATTAGATAACTTCATATAATTAGTATAGCATATTAGTTAAAAAATAAACTAAATTGAAAATTTCAATAAAGTGTAAAAGTCCATATCGATTTCCTCTACGACCCAGCCTGCTTGTTTGTAGTATTCGTGTAGCTGTGTCCATTCTGCATTAACTCCAACATAGTGATTTACACTAGCTGCCTCTTCTAATCTTTTATATAAAACATTAAGGGCAAATGAAGAAGTATCTCCATCTTTATTTTCATATATTAAAGTATTCCATACACTCCAAACAAATTCAGGTGTTTTACTTAAAACCCAAGGTTGTATCGGCCCCCTTACTCATCATCCCCATCTTTTTCAAATGTAATAATACTCTGATCATAATCATCTTCATACACAAGCCAACCCTTTTCTCTGTATAATTTCTTAACCAAGCTCCAAGTATCAGAGCAAGCTTCTCCATTGCCTACATAATTTTTTGTAACTACGGCTTTGTTTGTTCTTATACTAAAACTATTTATAATCTCCTCGTTTAACGACCTTAAAAATTCTGGAGCTAGCTTTTTCTTAAAAATAGCATCTAAAACTTCTCTAGGAGTAAGTACTTCAGCTGATTCCATTATATAGTTATACCACTAAAAATTAATTAATGTATTGTAGCGTAGTTAGGTGTATAAGGATTCTGACCAACTGAATCTACAGCAGGTACCTCACTAGGCTCTCGCATAATTAAATAAGTAGCTGTCCCGCCTACTGCTGCACCCGCAAAAAAAACTACAAAGTTATTCTTAATAGCCTTCCAAGCCTTAGAACCAAAACTCTCATTTACAGGCTGTGTTTGTACGCTTGTTTGCATATCTATCTTATATCACTAAAAAACAAAAACTTTCATTTTGCTAATTCTTGTAGAAGTAAGCAGAGCTCTTTTATATTCTTTAGTGCCTTTTGAAACTGTACGAGCAGGTCAGTATTACTTAGATATCTGGCTTCTTTGCAACCTAGATAGCATAGCTTATGAAAGTCATACCAGCACTTAGTATTAGTTGTATCACAAATGTATTTTAGATTAATAAGAGACATTGATATACATATTCTTGCCCACTCTCTTAGCTCTACTATGCTACAAGATTTTGCATCAAAGTTTGCTGCGCCTTTTGCAAGATATGCAGCTCTCATCTCATCTATATCTAGATCCTCACTACCTACATCGAATAGTTCTATTAATAGAGATACTTGTCGTTTTAGCTCTATTACCTCAGTCCATAGCTCATCTATATTTTTGTCTGTAGTTGACAGCTCTTTATTAGATCTTTTGACTATAGGCACCTCATCTTTGTATTTTAAATAGTTATCCAGGCTTGCCTCAGTTATAGACCCATACCCCACTCTTTCTAAGTAGCCTTGTTTTATAAGATAATTAATATGGTTTCTAGTGCAGCCTATCTTGTTCGCTGCATCAGTATGTTTTATACTATTCATCTATGGTAAATAGGTGCAACCCTAAGTCTCTTATCTCTTTTGTTTTTAGCTGGCGTTTTTTATGAGTATGCACATAAATTTCTCCATAGTTACCATCTGGTACCATTTTTGCAATATACTCCTTTTCCCAAGTTGTTGCTACCTCAAGTTCTGGTCTAGTAAATCCATGGGCGCTGAAGAAGCAATAATTTTTATAATTGTTGTTATATACCCAACCTCTGTTTTTAGTACAAACTTCTACCTCATACCAAATACTAAGAATGCGCCAGTATGTTTTTCCATCTTTTTTAACTTCGTATTTGTTATTCTTTCTTACGAAGATTTTTGATCTTTCAGGAGTAACTCTTACTATGCCGTCACTATCTACATAATAATTTCCTGGCGATAATTCATAGTTTCTATTAGGGAGGTATGGTACTCCATCAACAACCTCTACGTCTTTATTAATGGCCCACCAAACTTGTTTATAGTTATTATATTCTAGATTTAGTTTAGATCTTAGTTCACTATACACAGTGTCCCAAGGCTTACCTAAACCCTTTCTTATTGTCCCCTCTATAATACGTTGTGTTAATTTCCAGCTTCTATTTCTCCTCCTAGAGCGTTGACGGTAAAAGTCAACTCTTTTAGCACTTTTGTATTCTTTATTATTAGGTATAGCTGTTTCCTCGTCTACATTTTTAGGTGATACTATATCATTAGATTTCATGTCAACATTATACCATTCTTTTTTGTAATCTTTTGCTGCATGATGTTTATATGAGTAGGATAGTAACTAAAGAAGAATTACAGCATTTCTCAAAAATTGCGTCAGACCAATATTTAACAAATGGTGTGCCTATGAATAAAACTATTACCGACATCTCAAACGATAACCAGTACTTAAATAAAGAACATTTAAAAAGAATTATAGAAATGTCTAATAGCAATGTATATCAGCATAAATATGATAAAGAGTCAGATAAGAATATACATTTTGATGTTGCAGATCCGAACCAAATATTAAAAGAAGAAATTGAGCCTACTAAGATAGCCTATGACACCTCTGCTTATAGTCGTGCTCCTAAAGAGAAGATTATAGAAATAGAGAAGGTTGCCGAGCTAGACACCGATGGATTTTTAAATGATAGTAATGCAGCGTACTTATCAGAAAGAAATAGATGTTCTAGTCTAGATCTAGATATCCAAAAGATGGCAGATGCTATTAGTTCAGCTAAGAATGAATTAGAGTTTGAGCTTTTCTCCCATGATCTTAAATATAAGGCAGCGATGTTGGAGCTAAATAAGTTAGCTGTAAGATATATAGAAAATGGAACGCCTGTGAGCGATGTATTACACGCAATTAGTAGTGCAGACGAAGATTCGGCAAGAGGCACTCTAAATCATCTATTAGGTACTAATACAGTTGTAGGAGATGAACTATCAACCACAAAGCTAGGCTACTTTATTAATCCTGAAAATGACTTAGTTAAGGTGGCTGCAAAAGCACGTAGCCACAGAGAGCATATAGCTATATATGAACAGGCTATCAAAGAAGCAGAATATCAGCTAGAATTATTAAATGAGGCACAGTAAATGAGCAATATAACAGCAGAGACACTTTTAGCAGAAGCTAACAGAGCTTGTGAGGAGGGCTTTAATTTTGTATATAATAGCTTAGGTGAATTAAAGGATACTGACTTCCCAGTTAAGATGGCAGCCATTATAGATCAAACAGTAAAAATGACTAATGAAATGGCTAAAGAAGCATCGTTCATGTCTGGACTGAAGGCACACGGAAAAGATATAGCAAAAGGCGTAGGTGGATTTGCACTTACTGGTGTAGCGGTCTCTATGTTAAATGATTTAGTAACAAATGCTCATGAGTCTCTAACTAGAAGTCGAAACTATAATAAGATGCTTGAGTATGCACCTGAACTAAAGGAGCATGAAGATCCAAAACTAGTACGAGGTATCTTTGACTCGCTGCATACTCTAGCTGGCCCTAAAGTAACTGGTGAGCCACACATAGCAGCAGAGTTTGTAAGAACACAGGCATCTCTAGCTGGTGCTGGTGGTGGGTTCTCCAATGCAAAGAACATTAGCGACCTTGTAGGAACAAGAAAGAACATAGATTCGCTTGGACAGAGAATAGCTCCTCCACAGATGGGATATACATCATCTATGTCTAAGGAGAGAAGAAGAGATCAAGATGGAAAGACCCAAACCTCTGTTTCAAGCAGGTCAGACAAAAGTCTTAGAGTATAATGTATGATTAAATATGTAGACCTTGTTGAAGATGCGGTCTCCTTTTCAAGGAGTTTAGTTTTTAGAGAATTAGAAAAGACTGCTGATTTAAAGAAAGAGGAGAAGCTCGATAAGCGTATTCTAGATTTCAGTACAAAGGCTAAGTCTGACGCTAAGAAGGTATTTGTATTAATGACTGCTATGAGTGCAAGCGACTATTGGGGGGATAATAACAACCACGACTATTTCTTTGAGAAGGATTTATGGAATGATGATGACCCCAATACAGGCTACCGTTCCTTCTTGACAGCTAATCCATTTAGAAATCATAAGAATGACGACCCCTCTAAGGGGCTTGGTGCAGTAGAAATTAGTACATACAACCCTAAAATGCATAGAGTTGAACTAGTTGTTAGAGTAGATAGGGATAAGGCAGATAAGCATGGACATGGTGACTTGTTTGATAAATTAATGGCTGGCGAGCATTATGGTGTATCTATGGGAATTAAGATACCACAAGACTACTGCTCATATTGTGGTAATCCAGCAAAGGTTAAGAAAGACTATTGTGAGCATATTAGAAACATGCTCGGGAAAATAATGCCAAATGGTGTTAAAGTTGTGATGTTAAATCCAAAGGGTAGGCTATTCGACATTAGCTTTATAGATGGCAGACAAGCAGACGATATAGCTAGAGTACATAGTAAGATAGATGACATACCTAAATATCAGTTAACTAGGCCAAATAAGAATATAGAAAAAGTAAAAGAAGAGAAGTCTATTGAAAAGACCGCCTCAATCAAGACAGCAGAAGAACATGGAGTATTTTATCACGGATCACCACACAAAATAACGAGCTTAAAGGCCGGATCATGGGTTACACCACATTTAGATGATGCTAGGATATTTGGTATTCCTTGGGGTTCAAGTGACTTAAAACCAGAGCATAACAACGATCCATCTGGTAGACCGCCAAAAGAGCTGCACTTTAATGACGAGATTCTCAACGGAGACTACTCAATACCAGACTATCCTTTACATGTCTATAAGATACATGGCCCCGTAAAACCTGCTGCTACAAATACAGGTAGACATTATGATTGGAACAGGCAGACAACAGAGGAGCTT